GTCTGTGCAGGGCAACCATGTGGAGTGCGGCACCTCGATTCCGTATGCTCAGAACCACGACCAGGGCAATGGCGCGTACACGCGCAAGACCTCACGCAAGAAGAGTGGCGTGGTCACGGTGCCTACTCCCAAGCGGCCTTTGGTTCGGTTTGGCGACAAGTTCATTGACGATGTGCGTGAGCACATGAGGCGTCTGCCGATGAACATGGCTGGAGCCAAGGTGGGCATCACAGGGGCTGAGCTGTCGGCTCGGTTTCTGATGAGCGTCGGAGGGCGGCCATGAGTGCTGGTCTTTTTTGGGGTCCACAGATAGTGAGCGAGACAGCTCGCACTCTGGTGGTGGCCAACTGGCCGACGGTGTGTGATAGCACCTTCTTGACTGGCATGAAGGTGCCGGGGCTGCCAGCGCCTAAGACGGCCAACATCTACACGAGCCGTCGTGCTCAGTGGACGGCCGAGCAGCAGCCTGCCTTTGGCTTGACGGTGGTTCGGACCACAAGCGAGATAATCGACGCTCTCGGCGCGATGGACCAGCTGCACGAGCTCGAGGTGTCGGTGAATGCCGATTGGGGCTACTACGACACCAACGGTGTAGCGCAGCCTCTGACGAGCACAGCGCCGTTCACGGAGGAGGTCTACGAGACCTGCCTGCGTACCTACATCGAGGGCATCCTGCTCATCTTGACCTCGCCTGTGTATGGCCTAGTCAACTACGATGCTCGCAACCAGAACACACCACAGTTTGTGCAAACGGGCATCTTCAACTGCCTGCCCGGCACCGGCGTGACACCGACCGACTTTGCGGTCGGCCTCGATGACACTGGCCAGACAGTGATTCAACAGACCGTTCGAGCAACAATACTCGTCCACCAGCGACGGGGCATAGCGAGGTAGACCATGGCTCAAGCACAGATTGCGAGTAACACAAGCGGCGTATACATCAAGCTTGAGGCCACGCCTGGCACTTATGCTGCACCTGCTGGCACTGACTTCGTGCCTGTCGTCGGCACGCCCAAGTTCACTCCTCGCGGCCCTGGCATCATCCGTCGCGCTGACATCTACACGCCCTATGGTGGTGAGCTGGCGGCCAAGACGGGCGGCATCGGCTGGGACATCAGTTTCACGACCGAGCTTTACTGGAACTTTGCCGGCGGTGCGTTCACGGTTGACCCCATTCAGACGAACACGGTGCTGTATGCTCTGCTGCGGTCCTGCCCGTTCAAGATTGCCACGGGCGGCACCAACGACTTCAAGTTCATCAGCCAGGCTATCTACGAGGTCAGCCCTGACCGCAGCGCCTATGCGTATGCCACATCGACCTTCTCGATTGCCTACGAAGAACTGAACGGCAAGCGGTACGAGGCAAGCGGCTGCGTGTGCATCCCCAAGTTCTCGTTTGAGGCAGGCGGCAAGATTACGGTGGAGTGGTCCATCAAGGGTCAGTGGCGTCCAGTCACAAGCACGGGCACGGCTCTTGTGCCGACCTACAGCTACCCTGCGCCGCTCATCGGCATCAACGCAGCCCTGTCGGTCACCGGCCCCCTGTCGGGCTCTACCTCGGCTCTTGCTAAGGTTGCCTACGACCCGGGCTTTGCGCTGTCGGATGTCATGGATGCGCAGCAGACCTACGGCATGGGCATCGCGATGATTTCTCTGACGAGCTCGCCGTCGATTGAGCTCGAGGTCGCTGACCTGTCTGAAGTTGCGGCACCCGACTGGACGCAGGCACAGGACAACACGGTCTCTGCTACGGCCCTGACGGTCACGCTCACCATTGCGGCCAGCACCTCGGTGGTGTTTAGCCTCAACGAGCCGCAGCTTGTGCAGTGGCCGACACCGGGTGAGACCAACGGGTACCGCAACATCGGGCTCAAGTTCGCCGGCATCGTCAACGCCAACAGCATCTCTGACATTGGTTCGATTGGTTTCAACGCGCCGTAAGGCTTGAAGGGGGATGGGATGATTGAGTTCAACGAGAATGTGTGGATTGAGGTAGAGGTCAAGGGCCAGAAGGGTCGGCTCTTGGTGCGTGAGCCTAACGCGCTCGAGGGTGCCAGGTACTACGGTGCGCTCGACAGGGCACGAGTGAGGCTGCGTGCAGAGGACGCAACCGGCGCTGAGCTCGAGTCTGTGATTCAGCTGCACATCACGCTGTTGACGGCCTGTGTGTCTGCCTCCGAGGGGTTTGCCCAGGAGCTCGACAGAGAGGCCACACCTGCGGCTCGAGAGGCATGGCTCATCAGGCTGCCTTGGGTGGACCTCGCCAAGATTGCCAACGAAGTGGTTGAGGTAGGCTACCCAAAAACCTAAGCCGTGTCGCATGGCGAGACTACGCTCGGCTGACAATGTCGCATGGCTTTCGATGCTGGGAGTGTCCAGACGCAACACGGCACGAGAGAGGCTGCACGATGGGATACAGGCAGGGTCTAGGTCACGAGGAGATGGAGGCCAAGCCGACCACCTGCCTCGTGCTTACGACCGAGCCTGCGGGCTTCTGGCACGCCAACAGCATCGGCAAGTGGCTTGAGCGTGGTACACCTGCCGTCACGGCCCGAGACCTGACTCATTCGCAACTTGAGCTGGCTACCTTTGTGCAGTACGAGCTGCAGGAGGGTGGTCGTCGGTACGAGGAGCGCAAGCGCAAGTCGGCCGAGCGTATAGCACAACTATTCGGCAAGGGCTGACCTCATGGCTAAGACGGTTGCAGAGATTGATGGCGACAGCAGTGGCCTAGTCACCGCGCTCAACAAGGGTAACAAAGCCCTTGGCGACATGGCTACCGACGGTGGCAAGAAGCTCACCGACCAGCTGCGAGAGGTAGCCGACCAAGCCGACATCGCAGCCGGCAACCTCATCAACAAGGTCGGTGGTCCAGGCGCGATTGCTGCCATTGGTGGAGTCGGTATTGCGTTCACCGGTGCCAAGGCAGTGGTTGGAGCGTTCTTAGACTCAAGCGAGAAGCTGTTCCGGTCCTACGGCACCGAGGGCCAGAAGGTTTGGGAAGGTCTCGAGCGCCAGATGGACGGCGTGGCTGGTGCCTTTGCCAAGGCTGCCCTCGGCGGTGGCGACATGAACCAGCAGGCCGAGCGCATGAGCCAGCTGCTTGGCACAACGGCATCGGCTGCTGATGCGGCGCTGTCACCTTTGGCTGCGGTAGCCGACGCGTTCTTTGACATTGCCTACTGGGAGTCGGAGGCGACCAAGGAGGCCAAGAAGTTTGCCGACCAGACGGCTAAGGCCAAGGACGCAGCAGACGCGGCAGTCAAGCAGGCAGCCACTGAGAAGGAGAGATACAAAGGCATCCTGCAAGACGCTGCCAAAGATGCCGGCGCGGGCAACCTAGTCGAGATTGGCAAGTCGCTCGAGAAGGCAATCTCATACGACAAAGCCGCTCTGACAACCCGTCAGTCGCTTGCTGCCAAGTACGAGTACGAGATTCGCCAAGAGTGGTCTGAGGGTGCCGAGAAACGCAGCAAAGAGCAGAACGAGTGGGCAGCTCGGCAAGCTCAGTCAGAAGTCGACGCCATGAAAGGTGTCTTGATTGATAATCAACCTGGCTTGTTGAGGTTGCTCAAGAAGCATGGCGACGAGCAGGTCATGGCCGAGCTGGCTATCCTCAAGGAGGGCGCGAATAACCTGCGTGACGCAGCGGCAGCCAACCTTGATGTACGACAGCAACAACAGGAGGCGCTCGAGAAGTTCGGCACCGGCCCAACACCGACTCGCAGAAGCAGCATCGGCAGCAGCAAGCCGAGTGCAGAAGAGGACCCGGTTGAGAGGGAGAAGCGCGAGCTCAAGGAGATAGCCGACCTCAGGTACGCCAACGACAAGAATGAGCAGCAGATGCAGCTCGACGCGCTCAAGCGTGAGCTCGACGCTCGGATGGCAGCCAACGCAGCACGCATGGAGGCCGACAAGGAGGTGGCTTCGTTCGGCCAACAGATGCTTGAGGAGGCAGCGGCCGAGCGGCTAGCTAAGGGCATCCTGACCAAAGAGGAGCAGGACAAGCTAGATGAGGAGCGGCTTGCGTCGGTCAAGGCTAGGGCAGGCGAGGAGATGGGCTTCTTCATGCAGAACGCTGGCAAGCAGCTGGCTATCGGCAAGCTGTCGGCCAAGGCAGCATCAGACATGGCACGCTCGCAGCTGGGCAACCTCATCATCGGTCTAGGCGACAAGGCCATGGCCGAGGCAGGCATCCTAGCTGCCGGTCTCAATCCCATGGCTATTCCGATGGCGGCAGCTGGTGTTGCAGCCTACGCTGTCGGTAACGCCATGATGCCGACGGCTAAGCCAAACGCAGGCTCGACGCCGGCCACGGAGAAGCCCACCGACAGTGGACAGGCACCGAGCAACAACTACTCTTTCAACATGCGCGTTGACTCGGTGTTTGCCGACGGCGAGAGCGTGGCCCGCCAGTTCGCCATGATGCAAGAGAGTGCCCGTGCACGCGGCCTGCTCATGCAAGGAG